GTGCCTTACTATAACAATGTAGTCGATGATTGGGACGCTAAAGATTATAGTTGGGGCGTTACTAAAAAAGTTATAGAGTATGCTACTTACTTGAAGGATCATCCAGAAAGTTTAGCAAAGTTGCCACCGGCAATAGTATTAAACGGTAAGTTTGAAGATGGCGCCCATAGGGTATCTGCTATATGGTTGCTACAACAAAGAATGGATCCTAAAAATCCATTGTGGAAAAATGTTAAATTAAATGTTCAATTTGTTAAGCAAGGTATGACGGAAGGCGAAGAAATTACTGAAGGACCTTTTGTTCAACGTCTTGGACGTCCTAATAAAGTTAATATCTATGTGAGACATACTACAGGCAAACCCTCTTTGCTTATTGCAACTGATATTCCTTATTCAATATATGATAAGTTTATTGCAAAGGCTATGCAAAAATATCCACAATTTAGGCAAACAGACTTTTCATTTAAATCTGCTGATAAACTTAAGGAAGAAACTAAATTGTCCGAAAGTGCTGATTACTTAGACGAAAATTAAAAATATTTTGATCACCTTGTTTTGATGTAAATATTACTATCTTAACAAGAGGATCAAATGGCAACTAAGAAAACAATCGAAAAGGTTACTGCTAAACCAGCAAAAGCCGCAACTAAAACTCCAGCAAAAGCACCGGTTAAAGCACCCGCTAAAGCTTCTAAAACAGCTAAAACAGTTCCTGTAGAAAAACTACAAGAAATTGCTGATCAGGCTGCTAAAGAACCAGCTCAGGCAGCGGGCCCGGGTCAAGTTCAAGTTAACGTAGATTTTCTACGTACAACTAAAGTACATATTGCTATGCCATGTTATGGTGGTATGCTAACAGAATCAACATTCATGTCATTCATCAAGTGGGCAAATACAGCTCGTCAACTTGGTATTGATTGGACATTAGAAACAATGGTTAATGAATCACTCATTAGCCGAGCAAGAAATACATTAACTGCTAAGTTTTTGGATATGCCAGACGCAACACATTTATTCTTTGTTGATGCTGACATTGGTTGGGAGCCATGGCATCTACTAGTTCTACTGAACCGTGACGTTGATGTTATCGGTGGACTATATCCAATGAAGACAATGCCAATTAAATGGGTTGTTAATGGATTTGAAGGTGCTGAAGAAGGTACTGATGGATTACAAGAAGTATCTAAAGCAGGTACAGGTTTCTTGTTGATGAAGAAACATGTGTTTGAAAAGATGAAGACTCATCCTGCAGTTAAACAGTATAAGAACGACATTGGATTAGATCCAAAGTTTGACCAGCACTTAAAAACGTATTTTGATACAGCGGTTCGTCAGAATCGTTACTATAGTGAAGATTGGACATTCTGTGAAAACTGGCGTGATATGGGCGGCCGCATCTGGGTTGACAAACGTGTATTGTTACGTCACTCAGGTAGTTATGTATTCTGTATGGAAAATCAGGAACATTTGATGAAAACGATCGGCCCTATGTATGTTGAAGAACAGGCTAAAAAGGCACAACCGGCAGCTCCGGCAGTTCTCCCGGATGCAACTGGTGTAGTATCAATAGCTACAACTTAATACAAAGCCCCGAAAGGGGCTTTTATCTTTTTAGATAAATACTCTATGGACTTAAAAGAATTACATTCATTCAAAATGTCAGATGCTGTGACATTTCACGATAGCCTCAATCCTAAACTGTTTCGTGGACAACATCTACAACCTGAAGTAGAATTACAATTAAAAACCATAGCACAAGACTTTTTACAAGAGATAGGTATACACGACTTAGATGTACGTGATATCACTATTTCTGGAAGTAATGCCGCCTATAGTTACACAGACCATAGTGATTTAGATTTACATATTTTAGTCAATATGAAGGATTTACCGGATGATGACATTTACCATGAATTCTTCAAAGCTAAAAAAGATTTATACAATGACTCACATGATATTACTATCAACGGGATTCCAGTAGAATTATACATACAAGATGCGGCAGAACCTGTAACTAGTTTAGGTGAATATAGTGTTAAAGATAATAAATGGTTGCGAATGCCCGCAAAGCGTAGAGCAAACTTTGACCAAACAGCTACTAAGTCAAAATATATAAAACTATTAGATGTTATTGATACAGCATTACAATCTAATAAGATAAGCAAAGTTAATAAAGTATTGAAAAAGATTAAACAATATCGTCAAGCTGGATTAGATAAAGGTGGTGAGTTTAGCCCTGAAAATCTAGCATATAAAGCATTACGTAGCCGTGGTTACATTACAAAGTTATATGACTTAAGAGACAGATTACATAGTAAGCATTTGAGTTTAAATAACATGTATGCTAATGTAGATGAAGATTATGATCCAAATGGTATTCCTCCTGGACCAGAATTTAAGCCAACCATGCCAGCCGGTACTGTTAAAGTAGATGTAAGTGATACATATGATTGGTATAAGTTGGGACAACATATCAGTAATCTTGATGGATTGGGTAAACATGACTTTGGGCAAGGTCCTCCAAGTACTATAATGGCATTTGGTAGTGAAGAGGCAGAACATAAGTATATTGATGCACTAAAGAAAACTGGTCTTACCACAACTGATATTGATCCGTTAGATCCTAATCAACCTAAAGGTATGAAGCGTCAAAAGACTGACCCTACATATAATGTAAATGAAGCTGTTACTGATAATTATCTATATCACGCTACTATGCCTGCAGGCATGATGCGTATATTGCGTACAGGTATAATTAAAGCAACTGATAGACCGCAACCATCTACTAAATCAAAAACACAATACCCTACAATTAGTACAACTAGATCAAAACAATATGCAGAATCAAACGATTTTGTAGATTTCTTAAACTTAACCAACGACGGTAATGCAGTCATATTAGTATTTGATCGTGCCGCAGTCGCTAATCATTACAAAATGTTTAGTACAAGTCAAGGTACACAGACAGTAGGTGACGAATATGAAGAAGTAATTGTTGCCCCCAAAGGAGCAATGCCGATCAAAGGAACCTTAAAGGGCTTCTATTTCAACCCTAGAAGCACAGAAGAAATAGAAGGATATAAAGATATACCTTGGTTCAACGAGTTATTGACCAGTCCATATTATATAGGACCAAAACAAGGTGTGGCGGAAGCATCAGGTTATATCCCTAGTGAAAAACAGAAGAATGACCCAAGATTTAGTACAGCATTAACAGTAGATATTAAGCCCGACAGTATCAAAAAGAACGCAAAAGCATTCTATTGGAATACTAGTAGAGCAGGTATTCCTCCAACAGCAAAGCCATCAGGCAAAATCTAATAAGTTTCCATATTATGGTATTTTGATAAATACACTATTAGTATGGAAATCCGTTATGAAAATCAAACAAATCACTGAAACTACAACAGCAGGTGCAATAGCTACTGTAAATTCACCATTAGGTGGCACACAAAGTAGAGGAAATCCTAGCATATATGGTGGCAAGAAAGTAGGAACTCTATTCAAGGGTAAAAAGACTAAAGCCCCATATGCTAATAGCATCAATGAAAGTGCTGAACTTAGTGAAGCACATTTAGAAGAAGATGATGTTATTGTTGTTCCAGGACAGGGTCGTAGTCGTAAAAACGGATTTGTTCCACATGGCCAAAGTCGTGTAGACCACGAAGTTGAAATGGCACGTAGTGATTTATTCAGTGCCGCAAAGAATGCTCAACAAGTCTTTTCAATGATTAAAGATGTTAGTGAAGATGAAGGTCTTGACGGTTGGGTACAAGAAAAGATTATTAAAGCCAATGATTATCTAAACACTATACGTGAATACCTAGAAGGTAAGCAAGTTCAAGGTGTAACGGAAAACAATCAAAGAGTTGATTCACTTGTCACAGACTCATTAAAAATAATGCGTGGTCCCGAAGTAAATGATGCTGTATCAGCATTAAAAACTGTGCTAGGAAATAGAGAATACAATAGCCGTCGCGGTTATTATAGTTTCTATGTTCGACAACTAATGGATATGCATGGTCAAGAAGGTTTAACGGAAGGCTTACACCCAATGATTATTGATGATGTTAGACATGCTTAGAGGCAAGTATAAAACAGCCGAAGCAAAAGCCAAGTATGCTGAATTAGAACCAATGCATCAGGCATTTATTAAACAATCACTAGGTCAAGAGCAAGGTGTAACGGAAGGCTCCAGAAACGCATATTTGAAGCACAACAATTTAGTTGATTTAGAAAAACCACTTGCCGGATTAAAGGACGAGTTTAATAAGTTTTTGCGAACCCACGATCCTGAAGAAAAACAAAAATTCCAACAAGGTATCAAACAAAGAATAAAGACACGCCCAATGGCGGGACCTAAAGGCGTATTACCAGAGCAAGATGTGGCGGAAGCTGATATGAACCGTAGAGGATTCTTAAAAGGTATTGGTGCAGCTATGGCCGGTGCCGCAGGTATTGGGGCCGCATCCAATTCACAGGCAAGAGCTTCAGCCCAATGGTTGGAAAAAGTAGAACAAGCCAAAGAACTACTTGCAAAAGGATTTACGCCAGACCAGATTGCTAAAAAATTAGGCGTTACCGGTCCAAACAATGGCATGGCTGGCCCCATGAATGGTGATTGGGGTGCAATTAACTATGCTGTTCAGCAAGTACGGCAAGTAAGAAGAACTGGAATGCAAGAAGGTTCTAAGTCATCTAACAAGAATAAGAAAGCGTAATATGAGCAATATTCTTAAAGGTATAATAAACGAAGTTAGTCCACATAACTATGATAGTGATTGGGATTATCAAGATGCAGTAGCACGTAGTGGTAAATCACGTTCTAGCTATCGTTCACAAGAAGATGATACTTTTGACTCTGATGTTGCATATTCCAGAAAGATGTATCAATTGGGACAACAACAAAAGGCTGCAAAAGAAAAAGCACAACGTGATAGTGACCATGATAGATTGGCAAGTGGTACAAATGAAGATATAACTGAAGCCTCTAATCCTTATGAACCAGTAATGATTCAAGGTTATGATAAGTGGCTTAAGTTAGTTAGTATTCCTAATGTTGATAGACATGCTTATAAAAGTGATATAACAGCAGTTACTTCCTTAGGTGATGTGATTGGTGAATTTAATACAGATAAAGATTTAGGATACGTTATTAAAAAATATGCTAAAGGTGTTAGTGAGGGTTTAAATGATCCATGGGGAGATCAAGGTAACTTTGCAGGTGATAAGCTAGTTAATCTTGGTGGTGTCTCTATTAAGAATATACAAGTGGGTGATACTGTTAAGTATTTTGGACAACCTTCAAAAGTAGTTGCTATGAGTAAGGATCGTAAATATTCTCGCATAACAATTTCAAAAGGTATGGGTAGTGTTACCCAAGATGTATTAACAAGTGACTTACAACAATTAGGTCGTGGTACAACAATAGAAGAAAATGATAATATTCAAACTAGAATGCGAATGGATGATTATTATAAATTGGCAGATGCTATTCAGGAAAAACTTAGACAAGCAATTAAACTAGGTGATAACGAACTTGTACATAAATTATCCAAAGAACGTGCTGACTTAGATACACGTGTTAAAAAATATGGATTGATACCAGAATCGCAACTAGATGAGTTGTCTAATGAAAAGTTAGCACAATACAAAACAGCTGCCGCATTAGATGCAGGCAAAGCTGATAAAGAAGGTGATTACAAACGTGGCGATAAACGTTTCAGTGGTATTGTTAAAGCAACTAAGAAACAGTTTGCTAATGATACAAAGAAGTCTGGTATCAGTCAAGGTATAAATGAATTTGCTCCGGGTGCTACTGGTCCTAAAGGTCCCAAAGATTACGGTCAACCAAATAGCTCACGTTACATAGGTGGTAACAAGTTTGTAGTAGGTACTACTAACAACTATGTATTAACGGCAACAATAGATAAATGGGGATTAGAATGGGATGAGGATGATGAGATATGGTTCTTAGATAGTCCTGGTGCCGCTCATATTGCTGATGCTAGTGAAGGTGAAATAGAATTACCTCCACCGCGTGAACAAAGAAATCAGATACATGATTTAGTAACTGATTATCTTAACTCTAGAAATTCTGCAGATTTACAAAAGGTAGCCGCATATTATGGTCACAGTAATGATGGCGAAATGGCAACAAATGAAAGTTCAGAAGCACCTAGATTTAACAGTAAACAAGAAGTTATTAATCACTTTGTTAAAAACGGCAAAAGTGCGGCAGCAGGTGCAGCGGCATGGGAACGTGGTTATAGAGGTTCATCTAAGAAACCAATAGAGTTAAAAAAACCACCACAAAGAAGTTACCATGATGAACTAGATGATAAACGTTATTCAAATACATTTGAAAACTTAGGTGATCAATTGAAATCTAATTCATTAAACGCATTAGTTCAAGCCAAATTAGCTATAGAGCAACAACGTCAAGCTGAAATAGAAGCTTGGAAAAGAGATTTTGAAAAGAATACAGTACAAAAAGCACAACAAGGTTTACGTAGAGAATTTGAACCAACTCCAGTTGCACAGCCTGGCGAGAAGCATTCTGTATTGAAAGCTAGGTTAGCACAATTAAATAATGCTATACAGAAGCAAGAACTAGTAGATAAGTTAGTTGATAGATTAGAACGTAAAGGGTTATTGACGCCTGCAATGCAAAATGATACTGATACAAGAATGCATGTTAGATATGGTGCAAAAGATAATTACGAATCATTAAACAAGAAATTAGATAATGCTATTCAAACATTACAGAATAGATTAAATGTTCGTAAAATTTCCGGATTGAAAGAAGTACATGATGAACGTGATGAATATGATAATCCTAGACAAGGTAGAGATTATGGCAAAGGCAATCTATTTGTAGATCCAGGATCAAATGAATTTAAAAAAGAAGTACATATAGGTAGCAATGACGGCGAACGTGGCAGGCCAAAAAATCTAAAGGGTGTTTCAAAAGCATTACCAGCTGATGCATTTGGTCGTACTACAGGTAAGATACCAGATAGTGCAAGACCAACATCAAAAGAAGATCCGTTCAAGGATGTAGATGAAGACCTAGACGAAAATCTACACAAGTGGTTCAAAGAAAAGTGGGTTCGCTTTGGTCCAGATGGTAAGATCCGTGGTGATTGTGCTAGAGGTGATGATAGTGAAGGTAAGCCAAAATGCTTACCACAAAGTAAAGCACAGAATCTAGGCAAGAAGGGTCGTGCAAGTGCGGCTGCACGTAAGCGTAGAGAAGATCCTAATCCAGAACGTAGTGGCAAGGCTATCAATGTCAATACTAAAAAGAAAACTGACGAAGCAATAGACCGTAGAGGATTCTTAAAAGGTATGGGTGCGGCTGCTGTAGCAGGTGCGGCCGGTAGTGCTATAGCCCAGAGCCCCGAAGAATTTGAAAAAGCTCAACGAGACAAGTGGTTTCAACAGGTAGGTAATCTTATTAAGAAAAATACTACATTCAGTTTAAACAACATAGAAGGTAATCCGCAAACGGTCGTTGAAATCCGCATTGCTACTGATGGCACCCTTCTTAGTCGCAAACTGCTGTCTAGTAGTGGTAATAAAGCATGGGACGAAGCCGTACTCAAAGCCATAGACAAAACACCTACTTTCCCGCGTGATTCTGAAGGGAAGATACCATCGACTATATTTAGATTAAGTCACAGACCAAAACCAATATCTCAGCAAAACGCAGAACCCAATGAAAGCGTCAATCAAGGGGTGAACGAAGAAGAATTAGATGAAGCATGTTGGAAAGGTTATCACAAAGAGGGTAACAAAAAGATGTTCGGCAAAACATATCCTAACTGTGTAAAAAATACTAACGAAGAACAAGAACATCATAGTGAAAGTTGCCCACATTGCGGTGGCGAGATGGTTAGTGAAGAACTAATGAATGAAAAGAAAGATGCTTGCTACTATAAAGTAAAGAGCCGTTATAAAGTATGGCCAAGTGCTTATGCTAGTGGTGCGTTAGTTAAGTGCCGTAAGAGTGGTGCTGATAGCTGGGGAAACAGCGGTAAGAAAAACGAAAGCATTGAAGAAGGCTGGCAAGATGAAGCACAAGAGTTAGAGGACTGGTCAAAAGAAGTCAATAAGAAATTGTATAGAGCGCATGAAACTCAGCGTCCTGGACTAGCAAGACAACTAAGCAAACTAGAACAAAAACATTTTGGTAGTAGTCTAAATCAAGGATCACTTACAGAAATAGTTAAGGCAGCATTGATGGCATTACAAAAAGGTCAAATGGTTCACTATGATCCACAACAAGTAGGTCAAATGCCATTTGGTAACATAGTAGGCGATGAAGCTAAACTTATTGCAAAATATAATATAACCCGTGACGAACTTGCTGGTTACCGTATGTTACACGATAAAAATATGGTAGATAATCTTGAACAATTTTTAAAGTTACGCCGTTTGGTACGTGCAAAGTCATGGCCTCTAGAGTATTATGAAGAACTAGAGAAGTTAACACCGGAAGAAGCATGGTTAAAAATGGCCGATGATTTGAATTGGTCCAAAGATGACATGAATGAAGAAATTCAATCTAAAACAGATGATAAGTTATTAGCATACTACGCACAGCGTAAGGCTGAAAAACAAAAACAACAAAGTCAACCACAAGACCAACTTGACGAAAAGTGGACTAAGAAATACAAAGATAGCATCAACTGTAGTAATCCAAAAGGATTTAGTCAAAAAGCACATTGTGCTGGTAAACAGAAAAATGAAAGTGCTATTATGAAAGGTCTTAAATAATGAAAGACTATGATTTTTATTGGAATTTAAAAGGATACCCTAGAGGCTAATCAAAAATTATTCTCCAACCCTTATAAGAGGTCTCGTTTTTTCGGATGAGACCTCTTAATCCTTTAGTACTAATAGAGTATTTTATAGCAAATTCATATGAGGTACTGTATACTCTTTCTAGAGTATTGATGTTCTCAAAGCAATAGACTGTTTTATTAAATCTAGTATTATTAGTTCCGGCTTTGGATCGTTTTGTGAATTTTGAAGCATATTCATTTGATATTAATCTGCCGCGCACCCAACCTTCTGGAATATCTCCACGAATTTTCTTATTAATAATACCATTGTTAATCCAAATAGTGCCATACATTGGATTATTCTCACCGGTATTCGATAATTTTGCGAGATAAGATTTTTCTTCAGGAGAGACTTTCATTCTCTGAGACATGATTAAACATGCTTTGTAATCCCCTTGTGATTTATGTATTTCGTAATGTTCTTTGATGGAAACACATAGTAAATTTGATATTTCATTATTATTGTGATTTCCATCAATATGATGAATTTCATAACTGCGACCATCTTCATCTTTAGGAATGGGCCCTATAAATGTTTCGTAAATCTTACGATGATCCGTGGTTGAATAAATACTCATGCTGGTGCTCCTTTTTAGCATTAGAGTAGTTGGGCCTGCCAGCCGCGAACTACACTTTTATTTATCATAAGTTTAGATAAATATATGAATAAGGATTAATATGTTAGTAGAAAACTTAAAAGTGTTATTGGCTAGTACTCAAGTGTTTGCGATTAAAACGCAACAATTCCATTGGTGCGTAGAGGGGACCAACTTCCCGCAATATCACGAATTCTTTGATACGTTATATGGAGATGTGAGTGCTACTATTGATCCTATAGCTGAATATATTAGAATACTAGGTCATTACACTCCGGGTAGTTTAACACGTTATGCAGAACTAAGTATCATTCAAGACCAAATTAAAATTCCACGTGCTGAGTTAATGTTTGCAGAATCATTGCAAGATTGTGAAGCAATGGGTCAACTTGTTGTTGCTATGTTTGATGAAGCGGCAAATGAAAATCAACATGGTATCGAAAATTATATGGCTGAACTACAAGATTTGTATGGCAAGAAAGCATGGTTCATTCGTTCTACATTAAAAAGAGAACGTGAGTGAGAGCAATTGATTTTTTAATTGAAGTAGGTGACAGTCCATACAAGTTACCTAACCGTTGGAAAAACAACGGAGATTCTGTTAAGAAGTCAATAGAATTACCTAGTGGTAATTATTTAGAAATTGATATAACGGCTGATACTAAATTAGCTTTAGTAAATTTTTATGTAGGTGGAAGTCAAAAAATTACAGGTGAGGGTGATGCTATTAAAATCTTTTCAACTGTAGGTAATGCCATAAATGATTATGCTATAAAGAAAAGACCATATGTAATTTGTTTTACTGGTCACATATTTGATAATAGTAGAATACGTTTATATGATAGATTAGCAAACAGATGGTTAACTATGCCCGGGCTTAAGGGATATGTTAATTTAACAGACCATGAAGATTTATGGCCAACAGATTTAGTATATTTTATGGATGATATACAAGATTTAACCGATCAAAAAATTTATGTTTTAGCAAGCCCAACTTGGATGAGAAACGTAACATGAGAGCAACAGAATTTATTTTAAATGAGGTCGGGGACAATCCTTATACGTTTGAGCCATATCAACCACCCAATCAGCAACATATTAAAGTTCGTGCCCGTAATGCAATAGATAAAATACCTCCTAATAAAAATACAATTACAACTAATGTATCTAATCCAAATATAAAAAATTATTCCTTCGTTACTAAAAACGGACTTAGATATGTTGTAATATTAAAACCTTCTACTCCAAAAGCTAACGGAGAGATTAACACAGTAGAACTAGCATTTTATGCTATTGATAAAAGAGGTAGACCAAATTTTGACCTCACTGGTACAGGTGATGCGGCAAATGTTTTTGCTACAGTAAAAAATGTATTAGCAAAATATATTGAAGAATATAATCCAAAACTTATTGGTTTTTCAAGTGAGAAAAAAATAGATACTACCCCAAACAACGATAGTAGATTTAAACTATATTCATTATTTGCTAAACAGTTTAGTAAATGGTTTCCTGCTTATGCAAAATCATACACACGTGATGAAGCAGACAGAACTGTGTTTATGTTTAAGCGTAATGCTGATGAACAAGTTACTGAACAAACAAACCCTAAAATAGATTTGACACCAAACTATCCTAACTATAAAGTATTAGTGGGAGAGTTTATTGGCATTAGAAAAAACAGAGCAAGATTTTTAATTGTAGCATCTGAACTTAAACCAGGCGTACGTGAGACTGATAATATATTTAGAGCAAAAACAACTAATACACCAATCAGTATTGAAATTAGTAAAGTAAAGAATCGAACAGTAGTAGGATAAAAATGAAAAAAATATTAATATTAATAATGCTAACATTAACAACTATAGCATTTGCACAAAAACAAAAGCCAATGAATATATATGAATTTCCAATCACTAGAGTTATTGATGGAGATACTGTAGCATTTCAAGCACCGTTCTTACCCCCACCATTAAAACAAGAGTTAAGTATTCGTGTATTTGGTGTTGATACACCTGAAAAAGGTCATAGAGCAATGTGTCCAAGTGAAGACCAACGTGGTCAAGCCGCTACTGCATTTACAAAAAATGCTATCAGTAAAGCACAGAAACGTCAAGTAGCTATTGCTGATTGGGATAAGTATGGTGGACGTGTATTGGGTGATATAATACTTGATGGACAAAGTTTAAGAATGATGTTAATACAGAATGGATTTGCAAGAGAATACTACGGAGAAGCTAAAACTTCTTGGTGCAACTAACACACCTTAGGACCGGTACTTGTTACCGTGGTGTAGGCGGCTTCTGCCTTAAGTTATCCAACTCGCTACTGGACCTTATAAGTGAGCATAAATACTAATATGAGAGCAATAGAACTATACGAATCAGCCGCGAGTGAACTAGCTAAGAAACTTCCTAGCTTAGAGAAGCACGACTATAATACCATTGATAAACTAATGAGAAATATAGCAAAGAAACATCGTATAACCGGTGATGCATTGCATGATTTATTTGTTAGAAAATATCACAAAACTCCAGACAGTTGGATTAAAGACAAGTTAGATGAGAGTGGCGAAGAAGATTTAAATAATAATCCTATTGTACAGAAGTTTCTTGCTTGGACAAGTAAGAAGTTAAATTTAGAAACTACACCAAAGATAGAGTTTAGTTATGATAGTGATGAAGCACAAGAAGGTCATCATACTGGAAGACATAATCCAGAAACGGGTGAAGTATGGGTTTATTGTGCTAATAGAAATTTAGTAGATATATTACGTACTGTGTTCCATGAATTAACTCATGTACGTCAGGGTGAATTAAATATGATTAAGCCGGGTGATAGTTATCCAGGTAGTCCAATAGAAGCAGAAGCGGATGTAATGGCTGGCAAGTATATTAAGATATTTGGCAAAATGCATCCAGAAATATTTCAATAAAGGTTTTATAAATGTCAATAACAATAACAGGTGGAATAACAATATCAGGCGGAGGATGGACGCTACAGGCGCCGCCGGCTGGTAAAAGGGCTATATTTGGGTATGGATTCAATGGTGCTACAAATGTGTCGTTAACCAACCTAGTAAGTAACACCGGTGTAGTTGCTACTGATACTGCAGGTGTTGGCACTGCACGAAGAAACCTGGCCGCAGCAGGATATGGTACTGATAAAGCTATATTTGGTTATGGATTTAGTAGTAGCTCATTATCAATAACCAATCTAGTATCAAACGCAGGTGTAGTTGCTAATGATACTGCGGGTGTTGGTACAGCAAGATCGGCTCTAGCGGCTGCTGGCTATGGCACAGATAAAGCAATATTTGGATATGGATATATTAGTGATTATACATCAATAACCAATCTAGTATCAAATACGGGTGTAGTTGCTAATGATACTACTGGAGTTGGTACTGCTAGGACTTACCCAGCAGCCGCAGGATATGACACTGATAAAGCTATATTTGGATATGGATCCACTGGTGCCTATGTATCAATGACCAACAAAGTATCAAACACAGGTGTAGTTGGAAATGACGTCACTGGTGTTGGTAGTGCTAGAACTAATTTAGCAGCTGCAGGTTATGGCGGTGATAAAGCTATATTTGGATATGGATATACTAGTACTCAGGTATCAATAACCAATCTAGTATCAAATACGGGTGTAGTTGCTACTGATACTGCAGGTGTTGGTACTGCTAGATACTTCTTAGCAGCCGCAGCCTACGGTTAACATTAAAATTAACACAAATACATTTACTATAAAGGAAATAAAATGATAGACTTAGAAAACATGCCTGCTCCAACAGCAGAAGAAATTGCACAAGCAAGAGAGAACGCATTTAACGCTGATCGACCAGCAGTTATCCATACTTATGGAACGAAGCTACAACAAATTGGGTACCATTTCCAGATTATCCTAGAGGATAAACAATGTCGGTAACAATAACAGGTGGTATTACAATGACAGGCGGAACACAAATGTGGCCCCCACCTACACCCAGTCAACAAGAATACACAACTCCCGGAACATATAGTTGGACATGTCCGGATTATGTAACAAGTGTATGTGTGGTGTGTATTGGTGGAGGTGGAGCAGGTACTACTAAAGCACAAAATACAGGCAGTACAACATTAGCAGGTGGAGGTGGTGGTGGACTTGGTTGGAAAAATAATATAGCAGTAACTCCTGGACAAAGTTATACTGTTGTAGTAGGCGCAGGTACACCGAGTGTTAATTATCCTGCTAATACGGCCCCTACAGTTTCTTCAACTGCCGCACAAGATAGTTATTTTATTAATACATCAACAGTAAAAGGTGGTGCAGGTGGAAATTCTACTCTAACTAGTGCAGGTTCAGGCGGAACATATGTAGGTGACGGCGGAGGAAATGGTGGTGCCGGAGGTGCCAGAAGCGGAGAAAATAGTTCAAGTGGTGGTGGTGGTGCCGGCGGATACTCAGGCAACGGTGGTGCCGGAGGTGCTGGTAATAATAACGGTGTTGCTGGTACAGGTGGAGCCGGCGGTGGTGGAGGAGGATATGATATATTTTTTAATACAGGTGGCGCAAAAGCTGGATCTGGTGGCGGTGTAAGTATATACGGAGAAGGCACCAGTGGCGCCCGTGGAAATACTAGTGGAGTACAAGCTTCAGTCACCGGTGGCGGAGGTGGATCTAGTGGTACTAACGGTAGTAGTGGTAGCGCCGGCGGTGGCGGAGGATCATACGGAGGTGGAGGCGCCGCTTTGGGCAGTTCTGGTACATTTGGTGTAGGACAAGCCAGTTCATACGGAGGTGATGGTGCCGTTCGTATTATTTGGGGAGCCGGACGTGCCTTCCCTTCAACTAATGCAGGTAATGTATAACCATAATCATTGCTAACTAAATCATTTTATGTTACAATAGATAAATGATTAAGTTAACGGTACCCTTACCCAAAAGTATCACAATCGCATTCAGTGGCGGTGTTGACTCTTGCGCTATCGTTGACTTTCTAAGTCGTAAACACGATGTCTCTTGCGCTTACTTTCATCACGGCACTACACATGGTAATAAATCACTAGAGTTTGTATCTAACTTCTGCGAAAATAGAAATATACCATTATATCTAGGTGTGCTAAATCGTGATAAACCTAAATCAATGAGTCAAGAAGAATTCTGGAGAGAAGAACGATATCAATATTTCGCTACTCTCGGTCCAGTTATTACTGCTCATCACTTGGACGACTGCATAGAAACATATATCTGGTCAAGTCTTCATGGTACACCTAAAGTCATTCCATTAACAAGAAACAATGTGTTAAGACCATTTCTAACTACAAAAAAAGAAGATTTCATATATTGGTGCGAAAGTCATAACATTGAATGGTGTGAGGATAACTCTAATAAAAATAACAAATATATCCGCAATTACATTCGCAATGAACTAATGCCACACGCATTACGAGTTAACCCAGGTTTACATAAAACGGTTAAAAAGATTGTAGAAGGTAAACAAAATACTTGACTTCTCTGCACAACTCAAGTATACTAACTAATTATTTAAGGAGAAACTATGTCAGATTATAACAGAACCTTTAATGGTGAAGCAAAAATTAAGCTTACCCAAATCGTAAATGAAGGGATGCATGTACTACATGAAATTGATACATTGAATGGTGGATTAAATGACACTATTAAAGCGGTGGCTGATGAGCTGGAAATTAAAGCCTCTACACTAAAGAAAGCAATTAAAATTGCACACAAGGCATCATTGGGTCAAACTAACAAAGACCACGATGAACTCAATACCATACTGGAAACTGTGGGAAAAACCTTGTAATGTCATATGTGGATGCTATTCACAGTAAAGACGAAGACCGTATCTATGTCGTAGAGAGAAATAAAGACGGCAAAAGAGAATACAAAGAATACCCTACTAATTACGTATTGTATTATCCTGATAACAAAGGTAAACAACGTAGCATCTATGGCGATCCAGTCAGTCGTTTCAGTACACGCAAACGACAAGAGTTTGAAAAAGAAAAACGCATCCACTCAAATAAGAAATTGTTTGAAAGTGATGTACCAGTAGTCTTTCGCTGTCTAAGTGAAAACTATCTTAAGGTTGATGCACCTAAACTTCATACTTGCTTCTTTGACATTGAGGTAGACTTTGATCCTGATAAAGGATTCAGTCCTACGAGTGATCCATTCAATCCTGTTACAGCTATCAGTTGCTACTTAGATTGGCTAGACCAATGTATTACATTAGTGATTGCTCCGAAACATATGAGCAGTGAAACAGCCCAAGAAATCACTAATGAGTTTGAAAACACAATGCTTTTCAAATCAGAGAAAGAAATGTTTGACGTTTTCTTTCAATTAATAGATGATGCTGATGTATTAACTGGCTGGAACTCAGAAGGCTATGATATTCCCTATATGGTCAATCGTGTTACTAGAGTAATGAGTAAAGATGACACACGCAAGTTCTGCTTGATGGGTCAATTACCTAAAGCTAGAGAATACGAACGATTCGGTAAAAGTGAAACAACTTATGATTTAGTAGGTCGTATTCACTTAGACTATCTACAACTATACAAAAAGTATAACTATGAAAGCCGTCACAGTTATAAACTTGACAGTATCGGTGAGATGGAAGTGGGTGAAAACAAAACACAATATGAAGGTACTCTTGACCAACTGTATAACAAAGACTTTAAAAAGTTCATTGAATATAACAGACAAGATACAATGTTGTTGGTGAAGATTCACAACAAACTTAAGTTTTTAGAATTAGCTAATCAACTTGCACATGAGAACACAGTATTGCTTCCAACAGTTATGGGTTCAGTGGCAATGATTGAGATGGCTATTTTTAATGAGGCTCACGAACGTGGGCTTGTTGTTCCAGATAAAAAACGAAAGGTTGAGAATGAAGAAGAAATCCAGCAGGCAGCAGGTGCCTTTGTTGCTACGCCGAAAAGAGGCATGCATGAATATGTCGGAGCAGTTGACATTAACTCGCTCTATCCCTCGGTTATTCGTGCCCTCAACATGGCAGGAGAAACCATCGTTGCTCAAGTCAGACAAACAATTACTGACAAGTATATGCTTGACAAAGGTGTACGATTAGCAAGTGAGAAAAAACGTCATAAAGACGGTGATGATGCAGTTACAGGTTCTATCTTATGGGAGAATCTATTTGGTGCATTAGAGTATACAGCTATTATGAACCAAGAACGTGGCACTATTCTTACTGTTGATTACGAAGATGGTCGTAGTGTAGAAATGAGTGCGGCAGAAATCTGGAAGATGATATTTGATAGTCATAAGCCTTGGATGTTAAGTGCTAATGGTACAATCTTTACTTATGAAAAAGAAGGTGTTGTTCCCGGTCTACTCACACGTTGGTATACAGAACGTAAAGTTATTCAGAAACAAGCTAAAGAAGCATATGGTACTGATATGTATGATTACTACGACAAACGACAACTTGTTCGTAAGATTTTGCTTAACTCAGCGTACGGAGCCTTGTTGAATGAACATTGTCGTTTTTATGATAAACGTATAGGTCAATCAGTAACACTATCTGGTCGACAAATTGTTAAGCATATGATGAGTACTATCAATGAAACAGTTGAAGGTATCTATTCGCATGAAGGTAATGCTATTGTGTATGGTGATACTGACAGTTGTTATTTTACAGCTTATCCAACACTAAAGCCACAGATTGAATCTGGTGCATTAGAGTGGAATAAAGAAACCTGTATTGGTTTATATGATGGTATTGCTGAACAAGCAAATGAAAGTTTCCCATCATTCATGGAACGTGCTTTTCATGCTCCAAGAAAGAACGGGGAGATTATCAAAGCTGGTCGTGAATTGATTGGTGATCGTAGTATCTTTATTACTAAAAAACGTTATGCTATCAATATTTTTGATAAAGAGGGCAAACGTAAAGATAAAGATGGAGTAGCAGGTGATATCAAGGCAATGGGTCTTGATTTAAAACGTGCAGACACACCTAAGTATGTACAAGAGTTTTTAATGAATGTACTACAAATGGTTTTACAACAAGGTAAAGGTCGTGATGATGTGATTGAAGCCGTAAAGGATTTCAAACGTATCTTAACTGCACAAGATAGTTGGACTAAAGGTTCACCTAAAGGCGTAAACAAACTTACGATGTATGGTGATTTAGAAGCAAAAAGTAGTACAGGTCGTGCTAATATGCCCGGTCACGTTAGAGCGGCATTGAACTACAATTATTTACGCAAAGTAAATGGAGACAACTATAGTCAAAAGATTATTGATGGTATGAAGGTTGTTGTATGTAAACTTAAAAGTAATCCATTAGGATTTACATCAATAGCTTATCCTGTTGATGAATTAAGATTACCACAATGGTTTACTGAGTTACCATTTGATGATCAGGCTATGGAACAAACGTTAGTAGATGAGAAGATTGATAATTTATTGGGTGTATTAGATTGGGATATTCGTAGCAATACAGATACTAACAGTACATTTGATGATTTATTCAGTTTCGGTTAAATTGGTGTTGCTATTCGCAATATATTCCGTTATAATACACATTATAACTACCTAAATAGTTTAAACAAAGGAAAAAACATGAAAGATAATTTACAAGATTTAATTCAATATACACATGGCTTAGGCTGTATTGATTTAATTAAAGTCAGTGGTACTGACACAGAGACGACACTAAATGCTATTGCAGAAGATAAAAGTGTAATTGTTAGTGGTGCATTTAAAAATCCTAACGCAGAGTTTATTGGTACTTTTGGTATGCCTAACTTAGGCAAGCTAAAAACAATTTTAAGCTTTGAAGATTATGATGAACATGCTAAAATCAATGTTGTTCGTGGAACACGTGATGACCCAAATGCTCCTGCTAATATTCACTTTGAAACAAAAGCAGGTGATTTCATTAACGATTATCGTTTAATGGGAAAAGCTATTGTTGAAGAAAAAGTCAAATCAGTTACATTTAAAGGTGCTACTTGGAATGTAGAATTTGAACCTTCTATTGCTGGCATTCAACGATTGAAACGTCAAGCAAGTGCTAATAGTGAAGAAAAGAACTTTACTACTAAAACAGAAAACGGTGACTTGAAGATTTTCTTTGGAGACCCGTCAACTCACAGTGGTAACTTTGTGTTTCAACCAGGTGTTACTGGTTCATTAGCTAAAGCATGGATGTGGCCTGTTAAAGAATTTCTAAGTATTATGGATCTTCCAGGTGAGAAAACTGTTCGTATTTCTGATGCAGGAGCGGCAGAGGTTACAGTTGATAGTGGTCTTGCAACATATCGTTACTTACTCCCAGCACAAGCAAAATGATTAAAAGTTTAAGTACTAGCAGTCCTTTTCTAACAGTATCAGGTGGCAATCCTGGATCTACTTATATAGGTAACTATAGCAATAGTCCTGGTGTGGGTAATATGCGATATAACCCCAATAATCAGAATGTAGAAGTGTATGACGGTAGTACTTGGATTATTCTTTCAGCACATCATGCTAGTATAAACTTAAATGATGAAACAGTTAGATTGTTAGAGTGGGCTAAAAAGAAAATGCTAGAAGAAGCCGAGCGCAACAAATTAGCAGAAACAAATCCCACTATTAAAGATTTGATGGAACAAATCAGAGACAAAGAAGAACAAGTTCGTATTGTTCAAACATTGATTAAAGAAGAAGTAAGAGTTTAATGGAACAAGATAATCTATCAGCAAAGCAAAGCCCTGATTGGGCATTGTTTTTACCCGCAGTCAGTAGTTTTTATATTTCTGGTTTAGGTAAGCAACGTAAGGGTGAACAATATTTTGACCCTGCACGTATCCCTGCAAAATTTAATGGTGATGTAGAGAAACTAAACTTTCTTAATAGTAAAGAAGGTCTCTATTATTATAAATGGGGACTATACAGTGCTGGTCATGCTAACTTAGATACTACTAAAGACGATGCTAGTGAATCAATCATTAGAGAACGTGAAGAAGGTACATTTATGTTGGGTGACTCTGGTGGATTTCAAATTCTTAAAGGACAATGGCCAGCTGATTGGAAAGATCCTAATTGCCCTAAAGCTATGATAAAGCGTAAAGCAGTATTGAACTGGATGGATACATACATGGATTATGGTATGGTCCTTGATATTCCTTCACAATCATTAACTACCTTTCATATGAAGGATCCTAAAACAATTGAAAAAGATGTACATGGTAATGATATTCCGGGTAGTGGAGTAAGTCTTCATGGAATTCAATTTATTGCAGATGCAGTTAAAGCTACTCATATCAATAACGAATACTTCATTAACAATCGTTCGGGCAAATGTAAATTCTTAAACGTATTACAAGGTCGTACACATACACAATCAAACGATTGGTATAATGAGATGAAAAAGTATTGCGATCCAAATATCTATCCAGATAATCATTTTAATGGTTGGGCATTTGGTGGTCAAAACAAAATTGATCCACACTTAATGCTAACACGTATGATTGATATTATACATGATGGATTGTTAGTAGAAGATAAACATGATTTAATTCATTGTTTGGGTACAAGTATTTTAGAGTATGCTGTCTTGTTTACTGAAATTCAAAAAGCTATTCGTAAATATCATAACCCAAAACTTAAGATTACATTTGATTGTGCAAGCCCATTCTATAGTGCGGCTAAAGGATTAGCATATTTCAATACTAATATTGAACATGATAAAAAATGGTCATACAGTATGGAAAAGACGGCTGAGAAAAAAGATTATGCCAATGACACTAGAAAATACAGAGATGCTGTATTAGCTGAAGGTATCCATAATCTATTTACAGATAGTCCAGTAACTGATAAACTAGTGCTTAAGGATATGTGTTATCGTGGTCATGGTTTTTTAGGTCAACATAACAAAGAAACCAAAACTAGTTGGGATACATTGAGTTATACATTGATTCAAAGTCATAATGTATGGATGCATATGAATGCTGTACAAGAGGCTAATCGTCAATATGAACAAGGTGTTGTACCTAAAATGCTTATTCATAAACTTGAAGGTAGTAAGTTTTTTAGTAAGGTAATTGATGAAATCTTTAGTAAAAAAACTAAACAAGAAGCTATTGACCTAATTGATTATTATAGTAGTTATTGGATGCAGTTTCAATCTGGTAGTCAGGGAATTAGTGGTAAGAAAACTGCTAATGCAATGACTAGCTTTGACAGGTTATTTATTGTAGAAGATAAACCAAAATTTGAAGAAGAAATAGAAGATAGTGATGATGCAATGAATGAGGTATTAGGAGAATGATATGCCATATAAACAACGTATTAAAACTTTAGAAGAATCACATAGATTAGTTGAGAATCAAATCTTTCAATTAGAGAAGTCTGGTAGTACTGATATTGAAAAAATTAAAAGTTTAAAAGAACTTAAGGATAAGTATTTTACTGAATTGCGTTCATTGAATAGAGCGCAATGGGATCATGACCATGAAAGAGTAGATTTAGATGATGACCGTTAATCCAGCACTTACTATAAAATCAACAATGACTAGTGATACCCAGGACTCTATTATTACCTTTACTGGTGGTTCAGATGAAATGTTACGTATTGCAAAAGATGGGTTTTATATACGTGGTAAACGGGTAAATCAGGATGACAAAGAAGCAGAATTAGTGTATAATACATTTCATCAATGGTTAACATGGGCAACACTTAATAGGGATTACAAATGATAGAACAACATGAACAAGCAATGGCAGAGAAACGTTCTCGCATTAAAGATAAAGCATTACGTACAATTTTTGTGCGTTTTCAAAAAGAAGGTATTCACAAATACCCAGCGGCAGCAACAGACCCATCACTTGCTACAGGTGATGAGTATGATGTTAGCTTTTTAGCTACTCCACATAGACACATCTTTCATTTTGATGTGGCTATTGAAGTATTTCACAACGACCGTGATATTGAGTTTATTCAGTTTAAGAGATGGTTAGAGAAACAATATTCTCAAGGCATACTAGAATTGAATTACAAAAGTTGTGAAATGATTAGTGATGACCTCTATGAAGTTATTGCAACTCGGTATCCAGATCGTAGTATCGCTATTCAAGTATCAGAAGATAATGAGAATGGTGCTCATATTGTCTATAACACAACAACAAATTTACATAAACTCGCTATTTAAAAGGAAATAAAAATGGCAAAACAACAATCTAACCCACGTGTTCAACAAATCTTTGAGGATCTAGAAAACTATCTAGCTTTCTGTCAAGACTTTGGATACAAGTTTGATGAATCAACACTATATGATATGCGTAGCTTTGCATATCGTCAATTTACTAAGGCAGTAACTGGCAAGTGGGCTAAAGATCAATGGCAGGAAGACGCACGTCCATGAGAAAACTGTTTTACATGGGGCTTGAACCTTATAAAGCACGTTACACTTTGCAATTACAAGAGTGGAATGAACGTGTCTTTAAACGTAGAGGCATTAACTATGTTATCGTTCCCGGCGAAACATTAAGTAATGACCAAGCTATTGTTACAGGACAAGTATTAGATGCTCATGGTCGTACATACTTTGGTATGAGTCAACTAATGAATCTAGTTAAAATGATGAAGGCAGGAGAATGTAGTAATGAAGATATTGTCTACTTTGAAGATATGTTTCAACCAGGTATTGAGAGTTTGCCTTATATACTTAAGCAAGTTTCTGCTGATCTCCGTCCTCGTATATTTGTCCGTTGTCTTGCTCAGTCAATTGATCCGGATGATTTCGTACATGTATGGGGTATGAGTGAATTCATGGGTCACTATGAAAAGATGGTTGATTCATTTGTTGATGGCGTATTAGCTACCAACGAAGAAATGATTATGCATATGAAGATTGCTGGTTGGAAGGCTCCATTATATAACGTTAGCGGTCTTGCATTTGGTAAAGATGAAGTGCGTAGTCGTATTAAAGGTCCGTTAAAACCCTTCAATGAACGTAAGATGCGTGTAGCATTTAGCGCAAGATGGGATCAAGAAAAACAACCAGACTTCTATATGGATTTGATTGAAGCATTTCATTTACGTTCAAATAATAAAATAGAGTTTTGTGTATTCAGTGGTAGCAAACTAAAAAGCAATAACGAAAGTTATATGGAACGTACCCGCAAATTGCAGAGTGAGGGTAAACTAGTTATCTATGAAGATTTGGAAAAGAATGATTACTATGAACTATTGAATGATACTAGAGTATTGTTTAACTGTGCTTTGCAAGACTGGGTAAGCAATACAGTTAGTGAAGCAGACACATTGGGTTGTAACGTGTTATATCCCGCATATCGCAGTTTCCCAGAAACGTTTGCTAATGATAATACACGATTATATATTCCTTGGAGTATTGATGATGCTATGTCTAAATTGCAAAATTTGTTGATGGCACCGCATAACTATCAAGGCCGTATTAGTAAGTACAATGATGGAACAATTGACCGTATCTGTGATATTATGGAAGGCAACGGGGAACAATATTTACGTATGAGTAACGACTATCGTAAATACACAAGAGAAACAAAATACTCATAACATTTAAAGGAAATAAAATGAGCGCACAAAATGACATTGAAACAAGTTTGGCAGCATATAATGCCGAGAACGATAAGTTTAACAAGGGTAATGCGGCCGCTGGTACACGGGCTCGTAAAGCATTAGCCGAATTAGCTAAAGCAGTTAAGGCTCGCCGTAATGAAATTACAGCAGAAAAAGCCGCACGTGCAGAAGCAAAAACTAAGGCTTAATCGAACAACATTATGAGTGAAATTAATGTTTTACCATTATTTTCTACTCCGGTGATGTACGAATATAAAACAGAATATCGTGTTTCACAAAAAGAAAAAGATATTTTATATTCTTTGGAAGAGCAAACCAATTATGGAAATGCTCTTTCTAAAAATACATATGTTTTAGATTTACCTGGATTAGAAAATTTAAAAAGTTTTTTGCAATTTAAATTAGATTATTATGCAAAAAATATTGTAGCTGTAGAAGAACAGAAATTCTATATTACAAATTCCTGGACAACAAGGAATCAAATGGGTGAAAAACATCATTCACATAGACACCCAAATTCTATGCTAAGTGGTGTATTTTATCTGGAAGCTGATGGTAATTCGCCTTTAGAAATTTCACATCGTTCTAGGATTTTTGAAGATTTTAGATTTTCATTTAAACATACCGAAATGAATATGTTTAATTCTCCGTCTTGGAAGGGGTTAGTTGTTACAGGAAGTTTAATCATATTTCCAAGTTGGCTAGTCCATGAAGCACACCCAAACACATCTAATATAGATAGACGAGTATTAGGATTTAATAGTTTTGTTGAGGGTAAGTTTGGTCCTCAACTAGGATCTGAAGATGCATATTCCGCAGAACTTATACTTACTAACTCAAAGGAAAATTATGGCAACACGTAAATTAAAGAATATAGATAACGAGCAATGGCCTAAAATTAATCAAGGAACTCATCTAACAGTAAAAACATTTGAAGATGGGCACACTGAGTTACTATGGGATTGGGACGCACTAGTCAATGAAGTACGTGAAGCTTGTGCTAGTGCTAAACTTGCCAATACAAAGCCTGCAGTTAAGGCTAAATCAAAAAAATCAGTTGCTAAAACAAAATGATAAATACATATGTTGCATAAAGGCAACAATATAGACCTAGGTCTCGTTGAGCATTAACGATAGATGCTTTGAAAGGAACATATGTATAAACTTTATCAAATAACCAATACGGTCAACGGAAAATCGTATATAGGTATCACTAAACTTTCCATAACTGAACGATGGAATGTCCATATCTCTAACTCAATAAAACCCAAATATCCATTACATCACGCTATTGCAAAGTATGGATACAATTCTTTTACAATTAATCTTTTAGAAGAAAATCAGGATAGAAAAGTTATCAGTGGGCTAGAAGAACCCACTATTCAGAGACTAAGAACTCATGTAAGTAAACACGGATATAATGTTGCCAAAGGTGGTTATGGTGGTGATTTAGGGCCAGAGGCTACTGCAAAACGAATTAAAACAATCAAAAACTATTCACCTGAAAGAAAAGCCAAACATCAAGAAAAATTGCGGTTGCGTAATTTAGGTAAGACGAAAGAAAATGATGCCGGAAGATTATCACAATCAGAAAAAATAAAAGGTAATTCTTTTAGAAAAAACATACCACACACCCCTAAATCAAGTTTAAAAATTTCTAGGGCAAATACAGGTAAAATAAGATCCGAAAGCTCTAGACAGCTATATAGTAAAATTGCTAAAATAAGAGGAACAGGACCTCAATTGCAAGGCAAAAAAGTAAGTTGTATTTGCTGCCAAAGAGATTGGGATTTAGGTAATTTCACACAACATATCAAAAGGAATTTAAAATGAGTTTTAATAAAAACAAAGCAGACTCGGAGTTGGGAAAACAAGTACATGAATATTTGGTAAAGATGGGTGTAGAAACACCTACAAATCCTAACGGATTGAGCCGTACTGATAAAATTGATATCATTGAAGCAAAATTCACTGATATAATGAATGCATTGGGATTAGATTTATCTGATGATAGTTTAATTGAAACCCCGAAACGTGTTGCAAAAATGATGGTAGGGGAAATCTTTTGGGGGCTAGACTATGAAGCATTCCCAAAATGTACAACAGTTGACAACAAGATGCAATACAACGAAATGGTTGTAGAGCGTAATGTTAATGTTCAATCTAACTGCGAACATCATTTTGTAGTAATTGATGGATTGGCTACTGTAGCTTATGTCCCTAAACAAAAAGT